TTTCTTTGTGGATCACCTATTTCGTAATTTCTTTTGATTGATAAAACTTCTCTAGAATTTTCTTCGATAGTTACAACATATGGAAGTTTAATTCCTGTTGGTTCACCATCTTGACCCATGTCTTCAAATCCCTCAAGATCTAAATTAACATGACACTCTAATAAATTAAAAATATCTTCGTCTCTACCTTTTGATGCACCTTCAAGTTCTCTCTCTTTTTTCTCAACTTCAGTTTCATTTAAAGGTCCAGGTTTTAAATCTATATCTCTATAGAAACCAGCGACTTGTTGTTTTCTTAATTCGTTTTCAGATATTTGAACCCGATGAATGATTGACTCCGCATCATCTAATGAGGTAGCTGTATACGGCACAATCAAATCATCTGCGGGAACAAATTTAGAGCAGGCCATCTGTGTTGCTTCGTCATAGTAGACTTTTTTAAAAGCAGATCCTGCTAAAGGTAAATGAAATAACATAGAATCAAAATCTGGTTCGTAGTCTTTCATTTTATCCATGATCTGATAGTTCATGAAATCTTTTACTCTTTGTGATTGCTGTTCTTTTTGTGGTGTTGGTATTCCTAAAATCTGTGTTCTAACTGGGCCGTTTGCTGGCAATAATTCTTTGTAAGCTAACGCTTGAAATTGTGTAACAGCTTCTGCTAATACAGGATGCGTTGCACCTGATGCACCTTGAAATGGTTCAGTTCTGTTGTCGTATTTAAATCCTAATAGATCTAATCCTTCTCTGTAACCTCTTTCCCAATCTTTTCTAGAATTTTTGTAGTCTTGATAATTTTGATATAATGATGTTCCTAATCTTCCTAATACATCATCAGGTAGGTGCTCTGCTAAATTGTCGTAATGATTTTGACCACCTTCAACAGAACCTATTGAAGGATCATAATTAATATCTACAGAACCATCTTCGTTTTCTGTAACTTCTACTGGTTCACCTTGTTCAGCAATTTTCTGTTGCTCTTCTTGTTGAGCAACTTCTAATTCCTCAGGTGATGGTACTTTTATCTCTTGCTCTACGTTTGGAAGAGACTTGTCTATGTCTGCCATTTATTTTCTCCAATTTTACAGGTTTAACAGTATTGTAATTAATAAGCAAGCCCTGTGGTTGTGGTCCTCTCTTTGGGGGTATTGTGGTTGTTAGTTTAGTCTTCATAATCACTCATGTCTATATCAGGGCCTTCATCTACATCGGCTCTTGTACCTTGAGCATCTGCCTGGTCTATCGTTTTTTGACCTGATGTATATTTTGTTTTACCTGTGCCTTTTGCAAAACCCTCTAGTTCTGTAGCATTACCACCTAAAATATTATCTATATCATCTACAACTACACCATCTACATCATAGTCATCCATCTCTGGTCCAGTTCTTCTAAACTGAGTATCAGAAGCTATAAACTCACCCGGTGTTTTTACAGCCTTGCCTGTTGTTTCGTCTACTAACTCATAGCCTGGTGGTCTGTAAACTATCTCATAAGGTTCATCATAAGCGTTTCTACCTTCAACTACAATTTGACCATCATCACCTTTAGTTAATGTTACTCCGGGTAATTCTGTGTTTTTATATTCCATAATATCTGCGTCTATTTTTTTACCAACAGATCTTCCTATAAACCTATCTACAAAGTCTGGAAACCATTCAGGCATTTTAGTAGTTGTGTTTGCAAGTTTTTCAACAACAGGTTTTCCTGCTTTAAAAAATTTACCTACAACTGGTAATGAAGCGATACCTGCCATAATTTTCATGAAGGTTCTTTTGCTTGGATCATCTGGTCCATTAGCAAAACCTATTCTGCCTCCTTCAGCAGCACCAATCATTACTTCATCGAATTTTTCTTGTGCCTCTAAATCTTCTGCTAGTCTCTCTTCATCTGTTAGAGCTTCTCGTCTTTGATATTCATCATAAACATCTTTTAGTGCACCTGCTCCGATGGTTGCTAATCCAACAGGTGTGAATGCTCTTGCAGCTTTGCCAAAAGGATTCATGAGAATAGATCCAGCTCTACTTAATATACCTTGACCACCTTTTGATGCTAATGTCCCTGCAAGTTCAGGTGCTAACAAACTTGCACCAGCTGTTTTAATATTACCCTCTGCAAGTTCAGAACCAGCAAATCCTGCTGCTACAGTAGGAGATGCTAAAAATTTTAAAAGATTTTTTGCTCCTTGTTTTCCAAAACGTCTTACACCTTTAAGTGGATCAGCTTGTGTTGCTTTAGAGCCAATCGCTGCACCTGTTGTAAGGCCAGCTCCAGCACCAATATCGCCTAATAAAGATCCTTCTTCAGTTTTTTCTTTTGGCATTTCTTCTATCTCATCCGCAGCTAAAAAACTTGGTGAGAGAACTGCGCCTGTTATAAGAGCACCTCTACCATATGGAGATTTAAATAATGCGTTAACTAAAGAGTTACCTAAATTACTTCTTGCAAAGTTAATAAATTTTTGTTTATTACCTATAAAAGGCTCTGCTTTTTTATAAGCTTTTGCTGCATCTTCACTTGCTTCAATCACTTCAGGTGTAATTTTTTCTACAGGGACTTCATCTTTTAACGTATTGAAGATAGGGTTATCAGGGTTTTTTACATAATTTTTTAAAAGATTTGTTGTGTATTTAGCGTTTTTAAATCCTGAAACTTTTTGAGTTGTTTCTGCACCAAATTGTTTTATGCCTTCTGTTATTGGTTTTGCTTTTACTATTGGTGTCGCATTTTTATTTTTATCAAATTTTATATAACCAATCTCATATCCACCTGTTGTTTTTCTAACAATGTCCCTAATATTATTAATCGTTTTATTATATTCTGTTAGATTTCCATCTTGTAAAAACTTTTCAACTGCGTTTTTTTGCAATCGATCAAAACGAATTTTAAAATCATTTAAGAAAGGAGATGTTCTTTCTCCTGTTATCATTAATTGTTGTTGTAGTTTTTTACCTTTTACAAAAGGTATTAGAGCTCTTGGAAAAGAGTGTTCAAAAACAGTTCCTCTTTTTTTAGTATCACCTACTGCAAAATATTCTTGCAAAGCAACTCGTGGTCGTGACAAACCAGATTTTATGTCTTCAGGTTTGACTCCAGCTTTACGTGCTTCTGTTTCAACGCTTATTCTAGGTACAGCAAGTTTATCAACAAGTTTTTGTTCTGCTTTTGATAAATTAAATCTAGGTACATTTCCTGACATAGTAGTATTGGTTTTTAAAGCTTGAATTGCGCTGCTACCTTTAGTTTTATCAAGGCCAACTTTTTCATAAAGTTTTTCCACATTAGTAACTAACTCTGGATTTTTTTTAAGAACATTTAAAAGCTTATTAGCATCTCTAGTTGTTTTTGGGTTTACATTTGCACCAGCACTAGAAACATATGGAAATTTTAAATTATTCTCTTTACGAATTCTATTTAAAACGGTCATGGATATATTATTTCTTTTAGCAGTTTCAGAAAATGAAAAATTTTTTGAATCTTTAATAACTTTATCAACTACACTTTGAGGAGTTTTTTGTGGGTTTAATTTACCTCTTTTTTCAAAATCTTCCTCTGTTATTTTATTTTTTTCATATAATTTTATTCTTTCAGGTTCTGTAATAGATCCACTTTGTCCTCTTAATGCCTCTATGACAGACTCTATTTGTTTTTTAGTGTAACCTAATTCGTCAGCAATGGCTGGGATAGTAAGTTTATCTTTTAAATAAAGTTTTCTAATTTGAGGTAATTTTTTTTCTAATTCTCTTCTAGCTTCTGAAATAGCTCCTGCATAACCTCCTGGTTTGTAAATAGATTTTAGTCCAAACTTTGAAAATAATCTTTGAACTGTCGCTATACTAAAACCTGTTTTTTGTGCTATTTCTCTTTGTGTAAATTTTTTTGCTAGCTTTGTTAACTCTGTTTTTGATATTGCAGGTTTTCCAACATCACCTGCTTGTGCAAAGTTTTCTCTTCTAATAAAATCTAAAGACTCATCCATTAAACCTGGACCAATCTTCTGTAAAGAATCTAAAAGTCTTTGCTTTCTATTTTGTTCTTGTAAATCTAAAAGTGCTTGTGGTTTCTCTTGTGGTAACTGTGTTTCAATAAAGTCACCAACTTTCATATTCCAAGTTTCTGGTGTTCCAAACTCGGCCATATTATACTCCCATCAAGTAATCTAAACCTTTACCAGGTCTGCCACCCTCAGCCATATCAGGAATATCATCAGGTAAATCTTTTAACTTATCACCCAGATCTTTTTCATCGGCTTCATCCATAATTTTTTTCATCTCTTCAGTTGTATAACCTTTAGGTGCATCTTTGTTTATCGGAGCATCAAACAAACCTTCTCTCTTCAAGAGATCAGTTAAATCCCTATATGAACCGCCTCTTCTATCTATCTCTAACATTTCTTCAGAAAGGTTGTTGATATCATTTAAAAAATCTTGTCCAAAGTTTTCTCTAACTAAATCTAATGGGTCTTTGCTTCCAATCTTAATACCTTTATTTTCTAAAACTAATCTTGCACCTGCTCTTGTAATTCCAACTGCTGGATCTAATGGTCCGCCAGGTCTACGTGGATCTTTATCAAATTTTTCAAATTCAAAAGCTTCATCTTCATCTAGCGTCGTTGTCTTTGGTGGTTTGTAATCTTCATCTAACAAAGACTTAACACCTTGTTGTCTCATTTTGTATTCAGCGGATTCTTTGATTGCTTTATCTGCTATACTTCCTGGTTCAACACCTTTTGGTAAACCAATTTCTGACTTCAAAGTCATGATACCTTCTTGGCCTACTTTCTTTTTTGTACCAAGATCAAATATTTCAGCTTCAGGTTTTACTTCTTTTACGGATTCTGTCTGTGCTGTAATACCTTGTTCTTTTTTTCTAGCGTCTCTAAATTTTTTTAAATTTGCTAAATAGTTTTCTTGTTCTCTTCTGTTTCTATTTGCAATCTGAAATGGAGCATACTCTATAAGTTTCTCTTCGATTGTATCTAAAAGTTTTGGATCTTTGAATGCGTCTTCAGAGTAAGTATTTTTAGTAGGCGCGTTTGAATCAAACTGTTTTGGTTTAACTACATTTGTTCTAGTGCCAATGAGATCTCTGACAAATTTACTGCCATACATTTGTTGTAATATTTCTAATATGATTTTACCCATCAGTAGTAATTCCTTTTAACTTTGTTTATAACCTCGTCCTTCTCATCATCTGGATGTAAGACAAAGCCACCCTGCCTAAATCTCATGATCGCTTGTGTGGTCGAGTCCACAAGGTCATCATGGTCGCCAAATGGGAAAGCTGCGCATTCCTCAATCACCTCTTCAGCGAATTCCTGGTCAGGAGCATATATCATACCAGATTCGAACAAAGGTGCAACCGAATTAACTCTGGTATGCTTATCGTTTCCTTTCGACGGCGTAAAATTGACAACAGGTATACCCATCTTCCTTAACTCATCTGTTAAAGGTTGACCTGATGCTTTGGCTTCAACAATGACTGTGTCAGGATCCCAATACTTAAATTGTTCCATAGCGACTTGTTTTAATTCTGGAAAATCATACCGACCTTTTTTAGAATCTAATAATATCAAACTAGCAGGCGCATCATCATTTAAATAAAATACACCCCATGTTGTGATTGCAGAATAGTCAGCTGTTTGTTTTTTACCAAAGGCTGTATCATAAGATTGTATGACATGTTTCAATGCAGGG